TTTTAACTTCTTGTGCAGCTGTGGCCGATGTCGATCCGACTAGGCATAGCACGGCCAATAGCACCATACATTGCGCCCGGGATACCTCGTGCCTCGTCCCGTCTGCAAGTCTGGAGCGTACCAATCGTGTCAAGTAGTGAGCGTAATCTTGAGCGAGTCCCACAGCTTTCATGCACATGTGGATAACACCTGTGGATAACTTCATAAGTGCAACCTATCCTCACACGGCTTGCAAAACCACATCACAGCTCCATCATCTTGACGATCATACTCATTGACCATCCCGTCATTATCGCAAATGCTGCAATTCATGAAACCACCAAATCCGCTAAAACTGTAAATCCTGCCATCTGTTGCGATGTGGATGTCTTTTGGGTTTATCGTCATTGGCTTAGCTCCACAATCCTTGAGTCATCTACGATCTTGATTCCAAATGTGCCACAACTCATGCATTGGGCAAACCATTCATGCTCGGTTAATTCTGCACCTTTTTTGAGGCCATGTCGTTGTTTTGGCTTGCCATAAAGCTTTGAACAGATTGAGCAATCAAACAATAGAATGTGCATAGTTACTCCTTTGTAAAGTCTCGATTGGCTGCAAATTGATTTGAGGCACCGACCAATTGTTTTGCGATGGGTTTCGATAGCGTGGTTTCTTTGCTATTACAACGGGCATCCAGCCCATGATTTTCATGTTAGGTGAGCTGCCTGTAACTAACACGGCAATGTCACGATCATGTCGATCTGACTCTTGTATCCATAGATTGCTGGCCGGATTGATTGACCATTTGACTTCAATGTGATCACCTACATCAGCCTTTGATTTGTCCCATGTGATTCCTGGTGTGTAGTCATAACCCAATCGCTTAGCCACAACCATCTCAGCTGCCATTGATTCGCCCATCTGGGCCACATAAACAAACCATGAAATGTCTTTGACAATCCGAGAACTGTGATCAGCTGATTTGTCATGGCAATGCTGGATAGCTGCAATCATGCATTGGACTTCCTCAATGCGATCAATCACCGGCAATCACCGCAAAACCAAATGATTTTTTCTGTCTTGTCATACCCGATTTGGTATCCAAATGCATCCCATTTTGTTAGCTTTGAGCATTTGTCACATTGATCGACTCTGTATTCCTCAACCACTTCTCCTTGATAGTAAAGCCGGGCAATGCGCGTTTGTGGATTGATGATCTCCATGTAATCGCTCATACCTGTGGCTCCCAATTGCCTGTGCTACGCAATACATACCAACGCGGCGTGCATTGCATAGCTTTAACCTTTTCGGAGCAAAAGTAGCCGCCCCATGATTTGGCTGCATCTGGTTTGCTTTGATTCCAGCGCATCGATCCATGTGAGCATGTCGGCACGGCATTGGGCACCCATGCATCCTCTGATGATCCAAATGATGGCGTGCCAGATTCCTCAGCTTCGGCCGCTGTTGCATAACTCGGCACATCCCCATGTTTGGTTGTCCAGTAGTCATAATCAGCTGCCGGCGTTTCGGTCTTGATCGATGCCATGACTTCCTTTGTAGCCTTTTCCGTGTTGCCCATAACTAACGCCATTACACGCATTAAAGCTGATGTGACAGTATCCTCAACAAACCAGCGTTTCATGTTGGCGTTATAGGCAGCCTGATAGCCAAATGCAAAATCGATGCCCGCCGGCTCGGTTTCCGTTTGGTTACGCCAAGCCGCTGCACGGACAAGGATTGAGCCTTTGTCTGGATCAAAATTGACGATTGTGGCCTCAAGTCGGCCTTCTGGATAAGTCTTGATCCAGCGATCTGTGCGTTCTTTGTTTCCTTCATAACCATCCATAAATGTAGCCATTACTTGGCCGCCTTGTCTAGCTGCGAGATGTGGCGAGATACCGCACGACCGCGTGTGTAGCCTTGTCGTTGGCCTTCTCTAAAACCGACCGAATAGGCCATTACAGCCCATAAGAATCCTGCAATGACCATAAAGATCACAATTGAGATTTCATTCATTTGTCTAGCTCCCGAATCTGGAAACTACTGTGCTTCGCTCCCAAACAAAGAGTGACAGCGACAGCCGACAAAATCAACAATCCCGCCTAAATTACGGCGTGTTGCTCTGTTTCTCAATGAGCTGTGTGTATAGATAATCCAAACGCGCCTCGATGCGTGAAATCTGATCCTTCATACTCGATCCGCCATTGGGCATCAGCTCGCTCATCACGGCTCTGATGATGATCCTCATTGACGAATAAACGGCTGCCAGTATCGCAATGACAAAACCACCAACAGCCGTCCATTCGCCCACACTCACTTTTTGTTGCCGAAACTGGCATCGTTGGGATTGGCCCAGCGCATTGCCAATGGCACTACACCTGCAAGCAAGCCCATTGCCAAATCCTTTGGATTGGTGTTGCCCGTGAGATAAACGGCCAAACAACCTGCAATTGCACTTCTCGCCCATGATGCGGCAGCTGCCTTGAATTGTTCCATTATTTGCCTCCTTTTGGTCTTTCCGGTAAGTCACCGGCAAACGCTTCATAAGTTGGTCGGCCGTAACCGACAACAAATGATCTCGCTCCCAAACTCCTAGATTTAACCATAACCTCGCCGCCATTGCGTTGATTGCCGGCAGCTGATGTGTTGCCTTCGATTGTGACAATCTGTTTTTCCGAACAGCGGATTACCAAACCAATGTGATTGATAATTGTTTTGTCATCATCAACAAAATCAAAAAAAACAAAATCACCAATCTTTGGTGTGTTGTGCCATTGCTTTAATTCTTTAAACGCTGATGCTCCAACCCGGGTGCTCACCACATTTGGGACTTTGACCCCAGCTTGATCTGCACACCAATTAAGAAATGACCCACACCATGGCAGTTTGTCGGCTTTCATGTGCTTGCCATACTTTGTCTCATTGTTGCCAGTTTCAGCTGTGCCGACTTCGGCCAATGCAACCTCGATCAAACGCGACAATGTGCCTTGTGGAAAACTACTCATTTGCCTTTAATTCATCATAAGTTGATTTCAGCATTGATGTAAATGAGCCGTCTGCATGTCCAATAATTGCGTGTTCTACGCCAAACTCATCTGTTAAGTATGTGACTTTATCCATTTTTATAGCTCCGCATTCAATCCAAGGTATGCGCCGGATGCGCCATTACCAACAATAAAATATGGCCTGTATGTTGTTATGCCTGATGCTGTTGTTGCATTGACACCACAGTTATTTGTCGCAATTCCGTTTGTCAATAAAGCCAAAGAGGTGATCGCGGTTGTTGCATTGACACCATCACTCATTCCAAGCGAATTATAATCAATACTGGTTGGCGGCACTCTCATTGTAGAAAGTAGATTGATACCAAATCTGCCGCTAGTTGCAGCCGTACCTGTTCCAAATCCGTAAAGTGGTGCTGGATTTGTAGCATCAGCGGTTAGACGATAGTAGTACCGCTGGCAAGCAGCTAATTCGCCCTGAATGTTCCCTGCTGCGCGGCTGAAAGTCGTCACAACTGAACCAAGTTCAAACTGGGTTTTGCCTACATAAACAACAACACCGTTTGCGACTGTGCTTGTTGTAATTACTTGAAACAAAATACTTTTAGTCGTTGAAGGAATAGCAAAGATTCCTGAAAGTGTTGTAAATGAACCGCTTGTGGCTGTTGCTGTTCCCCCTGATGTTGCTGTGATTTCTGTCCAGCCTGTTGCCACTGGATTATCAACAGTCGTTGAATAGAAAACTTTTAAACTCATACCAGTTGAAACTGACGCTTGAACCTGTGCTGACGCTGTAATCGTTTGACCTGCAAATTGCACTGCGTTAAATGTTTCAATTGCTTGCTGAAGCCACATTTGGGCGGTTGCACCTGCCGTCATTTTAAAAGAATAAGTTGAACCCGTTGGCACAGTTGTAGATTCACGCGCAAATGTTGTTGTGTTGCTTGCGTTTTCATACCAGCGATCTGCCGTTTGATAACCCGCTGAACCGCTAGAAGTGCCACGCTGCCAAATGTCGAAGTTTCCGTTGATAATTGCATTTTTTCCCGCAACAATTGGCGTTCCGCTTGACGCGGTTGCCCATGCCAAACCAGTTGCAGCAGTTGAATCAGCGGTTAGCACCTGACCGTTTGTTCCTACTGCCAAACGCGCTGGCGTATCAGCGGCGGTTGCACCGATTAAATCGCCCTTAGCGTCAACAATTGCTTTTGCGATTGCTGCGTCCGCTAAATCGTAAGCGGCTTTTGTTGCTGTTGGCGTTGACGCCAAAACTGATGAAGTTGTTGAAGTCGAATCCGATAATTGAACCGAACCTCTTTGCGCTGTTGAAGCGTCCTGAATTGCAATGCCAACACTGCCTGAAGTGCCGCCGCCTGTAATCGGGCTAGTGACGGTTATTGCAGTTATGTCACCTTGATCATTTGCGATCCACACAAAATCCATGTCGGTGTTTGAATTCTTTGCAAGAATTTGACCGGATGTGCCACCTAATAAATCGCCCATCGATGTTGCCACAGCTTGACCAAATACCTCAAAATCAGCCGGCAGATC